AAGTCAGAAACAAGTTATTGTTCGGCGTATGTCAAAAGCTAACCGCCGTAATAAGCCATAATCAGCATCCAGCCGCATAAGCGGAGGTTCAGAGACTATAAGCCTCTTGAGGTAGTTTCAACGATATGAAATGACCTTAAATTGTATAGTCCAAATCGACACTGAGACAACAGTGACTATCATATAAAAGAAAAGTTTTATAAACAAACAAAAAGAGCAGTATCATAAAACACTGCTCAAATTATTAATTAGAAGGTGGCTTTGCAATCATTACATTGATAGTTCTTGCCTATCTTGTTGCTTGCTAAGCCGAGTGTGAGAGATGAAGCTACTCTGCTACTTGTTGAAATTTTAGTAGTACGCAGAGAACCGCAATATGGACATTTAACAGTTGGCTTGGAAGATAATTCATTAAGTCGTTGTTTCGTCACTAAATCCCAGCGTCTGTTGTTATTTAGGTGTTCTTCATATAGACTATTATCATATTCAGGGCAGTCTTTAAGGAATTTTTCATACCAAAAAAGATATTCAGCCTCTTGGCTCCCCAAAACATCTCGTTCAAAGTGCTCTCGCTGCAATTGTTCTGTGACTTCAAAAAGCAATTTACGAGGTCTTTTAAGAAAACCAACCCAACAACAATAACATTTCTTATCCAATGCAGGGTAATTAACTTCTCCACATTTTGGACATATTGCTACTTCAAGCATTAAAACACCTTCTTATTAATATATTGTGTCTAAGGGAAAGATACTCCAAACATACTTAGACAAAGATAATGGTAAACACATCGGATGGTTTACTACGGCTGCCAAAGCCAGAACAAAGCAAGATATTACCAAAGCTACTGACAAATATGAAGAATATAAAACCTACGCCAAAAGCTTAGATGACAAGGTTTTAAGAAATAAAGTAACTGCTAATGAAGCAGATATACTCAAGCAGTCAAAATTTGCAGAAGCTACTAAAGATTTAAACCAAGAATTATTAAAAGGCATACAATACAACACAGATTATGCCGAATCAGAGAATCTCTTAAGTAAAAATGCTAAATCAATGTCGGGTGCCTTTTCAGGCATTAAAGGCAAGCTATCTTCATTAGGCTCTTCGTTAAAGAATATTGCCGCAGGTATTGGTAATATGGTTATGATACAAATTGCAATGAGTGCAATTTCTTGGGCTTTTGGAGAACTTGATAACTATACCCACAGAGCTGAAAATAACCTATCAGACCTTGAAAAAATCGCAACAGAGATTAACGACAAAAAAGACGCTTATACATCTCATTCAACATCTGTAAACAAAATCAAAAATGAATACTACGAATTAGCTGATGGTATTAATTCTTATGGAGAAAATATCTCTTTAACCTCTACTCAGTATGAGAGATATATTGAACTTTCTAATGAGATTGCACAGATGTATCCAGACTTGGTGGAAAGTTATGATGCTCAGGGTAATGCTATTTTAAAATGCAAGGATAATGTTGAAGCTCTTAATAAGGCAATGACTGATGAAAAGAATGCTTATTACGAAACTATTGTGTCTAAAGAGCAGGATACTTTCGGCAAAGCGTTAGAGAATATTGCCACGAATCAGGGAATATTTGGTGGGGATGATAAAACCTATCTCACCCAACTTAAGAATATTGACGAAATTGTAAAAAAAGTACAATCTAAAGAAGATATCTCTCTGATGTGGGCAGATATGCACAATTTGGACACTATTATTAAGGGTGCTGGTATTGAAGATATCCTCCGTTACGATAAAAGCACCGGAGAGTCAATTTATAAAATCGAAGATAAAGACATATCAACTGCCATCTCGTCAATTCAAAACTACAAGGCAGCTTTAAATCGTCAAATTAACGATTTGGTAAACAACAGCTTTAAGCCTGTGCTTGATGCATATATTCATTATACTGATGAACAGTTTAGCACATTGGACAGTAAAAGTCAAGCTCTTATTGAACAATATATAAATAGTGCTACATGGGATAACTTCTACAGTAAGATTATTGATCCTGAAGCGAGCACAGCAGACAATTTAGAATCAGTTAAGCAAACTGTATCGAGTATTGTTAAAGCATTTAAGAATCCAGAATTAACCAATACGCTGGACGAGGTACAAGCCCAAATAGATGATATTAAAAGCGGAAAAATAGATGTCTCAGGTTTTAAAGATCTTAATAATAAAGTTATCAATGCTTTGTCGGGCATTGATGGAATGAACGCCAATACAAGAGAACTTTTTGTAAAAATGTTGTTTTCTGATGTAGAAATTGCTGACGATGTGGATATTAATAAAGCAATTGCGAATATTACAAAGCGTGTAGCTGGCAGTCTACAAGGTGGGTTCATTCCGGGTACAAATATTAGAAAAGACTCTAAAGAGAAAATTCAGTTAAGTGAAGATGTTAATAAATATTTATCTACGCTTGATTTTAGTACCATTAAACAGATATACAACAGCGATGCTGCGTTAAACAGTTTAAAAGATGTTCAAAAATTAGTAGAGAAAATCAAAGCAGAAGCATCGAATGGGTTCTCGTTCAAGATCTCAACCGAAGATGCTAATAAATCCTTAGAGTCAACTTTTTCAGCTTTCAATACCGTTAAGTCGGCTATTTCTGAGTATAGCGAAAACGGAACACTCTCCTTTTCTACACTTCAATCTTTATTGTCATTAGATAGTTCGTACATTGATATGCTTATCAATGAGCAAGGCGAATTAGATTTAACTTCTAATAAGTTCAGAGAATTGGCAAAAGCTCAGCTGGAAAAGCTTAAGGTTTCTTATTTGCAGGCGTCTTTGGACGAAGTAAACCAGTTAGAAAACGAAACCCAAGTGCTTGAGTATTTAAAGAAAAATCAACAGGGTGCAACTGAGTCGGCATTAAATTTAGCAGATGCTAAGTGGCAAGAAGCTTACGCAACAGCGGCGGCAAAAGATGCAGAGCAAGGCACAGGCGACCTATATCAACAAGCTGTAATTACAGCAGAAAGTGCTTGGCGTAAAAAGGCGGCTTTAATAGACTACTATGAGTCTTCACTAAGCGATTTATCAACTACTACTGATGAAGTCACATCCGCTACAGAAAAACATAAAAAGGCACTTGAAAATGAGGAAAAGGCTTTAGAAAAAACTAAAGAGGCTTTGGAAAACAAAAAGCAGGCATTAGAAGATAGCAAGGATGGTTATGAAGACGCTTTATCTGCAATTGAAGATTTAGTCGATTGGACAGAAAAATACATTAAGCAAACTAAGCAGAACGAAATAGATGCACTACAAGAACGCAAAGATAAAATTGACGAACTTATTGAAAAGAAACAGGAACTTCTTGACAAAGAAAAAGAAGAAGCTGATTTCAACAAACAGCTCAAAGAGAAAGAAAATGCTGTTGCTTCAAACGCATTGTCTGCTGCTATTACTGGACTGGACGATAGTTCCGCAGGTAAAAAAGCTCACAAAGAAAATGTTGATGATTTGGTTGAGTCCAGAGAAGACTTATATGATTATCTATCAGACTATCAGTACGATACTCGCAAAGAAGCTTTGGATAAACTGAAAGAAGAGACAGATAAGCATTATGATGATGAAATCCAAACTATTCAAGATTTCTTAAACAACGAGGTGTCTTTACACAGAGCTGCATGTAATATGATTGACAATGACAATGGCACATTGTATAACAACCTGTTGTGGTATTGTCAAAATTACACTACAACCACAGAGGCTGAGTTTAACCATATGTGGCAGTCGGCTCAAAGTGCTCTTTATGAATATGGCACTGCACAGCTCAATGTTATGGATTTAATGAATACACTACAATCTCGTATCTACGATGTAGACTCTGCTATTGCTAATGTGACAGGAAGCATTGACAACTACACTTCTCGAATTGATAGTTTGAAACAAAAAATTGACGAGTTGGGTAATTCTGCACAGGTTACTAAAGCAAAGATTGATTCAGTTAAAGTACAACCATCGAGTATAACAGGTCATGGGTATAAAATTACCTATAACGGCAAAGTGTATAAAACCAACCAAACGAACAAAGAGGATGCTGAAACATATTTCATAAGTCGGATCAGTAAAGACTGGTATGGCGGAAGAGCGCTACCGGCAGGTTCTTTATGGTCTAAAATGAAAGCGTATGCTTCTGGTACAAAATCAGCTAAAGGTGGTTTGTCTATTGTTGACGAAGAGGGCATCGGTTCAGAACTTATCCCTACATCTCTTGGTAATGGCAGATATACAATTTTACCACAAGGCAACCCTGTATTTAGCAAAGCGATGACAAATGAATTGTTTGAATTTGCATCAGCTCCAACGGATTATTTTGCACAAAAGTTCGGTTCTGAAATAACACCGAATGTTGTGAACAATAAATCAACTGTTGTTTCCCCTGCTATCAACATCAATGTGCAAGGTGATGCGACTCAGGCTACTGTTAATGCACTGCACAAGGAGTCTGAGAAAATTATGAATAACACTATCAAAAAACTTATGTCTTATACTGTTAATAATAGGCACTTGTAATAGTTTTTGTCAAACCGAAGAACGATATGCAGCTCCTCGGTTTGACAACATTGTCATATATCTATATATTCGTTCACAGTATTGTTATCATTATTGTCTATATAGTTACAAAATAGTAATTTGAGCAAGGTTTTAACAAAATTGTTATCAAAACAGTCAAATTTTACTTGACAAGTGTGTGGTTTTGCAATAGACTATTAATAGTTACATTTAAAAACATAGACACAGGTACTAAGATATGGGACGGATTGAGATATTTTCTATACATAATAACAACATAAGACGAAAACAATTAAGAACTTTTGAAAAAAATATTTCCATTTGGTTTATTGGTATATTGGTTAGTTCTATTCCCATACTATTTAAAACAATGAATTTAGTGTTGCATGGTCATGCAGAAGAAATTAGTTTTGTATCCATATTTTCAGACAAAGATATATTTTTCTCTATTTTTAGCATTGCTACATTGCTACTAGTAGAAATACTTTTAGTCGATGGAGCTAAAGGTGGTAAAGGTTTAAGGATATATTTATTAGGTATGATGACCATCCTGTTAGCATTATATACTATGGCTGTATTTAGTGACGGATGGTATCGTTATTTTAATCAAAATATAGCTATGTGGATAAATATTATATCATTGGCAAGTGTGATAGTCGTAGGTGTGTTACAGTTTTGTAGTCTAGCTACTATCAATTAATGCACGGAGGCATATTATGGAATATTTCTTTTTAATCTTATCTGGAATTGTTGGGCTTTTAGCTGTATTGCATTCGTTAGGACAGTTAATATCTGCTATCAAAAAACAAAAGCAAATCAAATATGAAACACATTCATCTCAAGAAAAATTATACAAGTATGAGCTAGACACAGATGTATGCAATAACAGAATTCGTGGTTCTGTCCGTATGAATCAGGGATACATCAAAAATGAAAACAATGTCAAAGCAGAAGCTGATGAAATTGTGTTTCCATAAGTAGGGGTAGATTATGACTGATTATCAAAATATATTTTATACTTTTTGGGAAAAGTATAATTATGTATATAATAAGCAAAAAGAGTTATGTATATTGTCTGAAGAGTATGATAATGAGTTATGTACATTTGTTCAACCTATTAAAGAGCAAAAAGATTCATTGGATCATATTACGAGAGCTTATAAAGATTATTATGACGGTATTGCTGGTAAAAACAGTACCGATGCAAACATTGAAGATAATTTAGATAAAGCATTGGGGCATATTTTTCGTGCCTATTACGACACGGCGGATTTTTTTAGCATTGTAATAAGGCGTACTTTAAGTATGCACTTGCAGCAATTTACATATAAGCAAATCATTACAGTATGGCGTGAGTATGAAGATAATCGCAGATGGTTAGTAACATTTCCTACACTTATGGCTGGATTACGAAATAATAAGGGTATAAATTCAAGTTTTCATGATATTAAAGAAAAGGTTGATGCGTATTATGAACCAATAGAGCATCTATTTGAATTATTTAACACATTTATGTTGGAAGTTTACCCTAAGTTATGCAAGCGATATGACCCGCCAGTAGATTAATTATTTTAAAACTAAATAGTAAAATATTGTAAGAGAAGATGGAATTCCATCTTCTCTTTTTTATTGCAAAATTAAAAGAAAGGCTGTCGGTTGACAGCCTTTTGTGTTACTTAGATTGTTCCATTTCGTGAGCTAAATAATGTATTGACTCATGATAAGTACACCAATAACTGTTATTAGCTCTTGGTCGGTCACATCCATCTTCAATACAAGTTGATGAACAATTTGAGCCAATCAATGAAAGTAACAGTATTACGCCCACTATAATGCCAATGGTAATCAGTTTTCCACTATTGTTTTTAGTGTTATTTGCATTCATTATTCTTCACTCCCTTTTTGTTTTATTTTACCATAATATTTTTATTTTTACAAGTAAGATTATATATTTATCTATGTTTTTATTAAGGAGGTGTTTTGGTTGTATAGAGATTGTTATTTTACCTATAATGATATATACTCAGGTGATTATAATTTAATTTTAGCTTTTATAAACGACGATAGTAATGAGTTTGCAAGTGGAGGTGAATATGAACCCACTACTGTGGCTCTCCCCCATAATGCACAACAGCTTTTATACAATCTTAATTATGCTGAACATCCACTTGAATTTTCAGTTGAAATTATTAGTCCAGAAGATAATATTCCAGCCGAAATAATGATTGAAATTAAAAATTGGTTATTCGGACAAGACGGTTGGAAACGACTTTATTTACAAAATGAAACATTTGACTATTACCTCAACGCATTATTTATTCCCGACAGCGATATAACTGATGCAAGAGGTTACAGAGGTTTGCGTTGTAAGATACAAAATGATAGTGGATTTTGGTATCAGGACAATGAAGTTGAGTTTACGGGTGTTACATCTAAACCGTCAAATACAGGGCAAACATTATCTTTTGAAACTACAATTGATATTGAAGGACAACCTATCAATAACAAAATTTGTCCTATTATTGATTTAAAGATCGGGCACAACTGGACAGAACATCAAATAGATTACACATTATCGAATTATAGAGTGTATGTTGGAAATAAACTTAATAAGTCTATGTTCGTTTTCGATGCGAATGTGAATTATCATACAGATAAAGATGCCGTATACGAACTGGATACTAAATATGGAATGGTAACAATGAAAGAACCTAATGAAAGAACTTTTCATTCACTCACTCCCCCATTCATTCAATACAACGGAGTTATTAAAGATAATCTCGATTATGTATCTTTATTTTGGCTTGGTAATGGTCAAAATCAGATTTATCTATACATTAAATCCGCAGATAAAACTGACGCTAAACATAACTATGCTTACGATGTTTTCGATCCCGATAAAAGCTTAGTTTTAAAGTACACTACAATGCATAGGTTGGGTGGTATTTAATGCAAACACGAAATTACGCACAAGAGACTCCCGACATGGTGTTGTATAGACAGAATAAAAAGACTTCACTTGGCTATGTCAAAAACATACACAATTGGACTGCTGATTATAATTTCGGAGCAGCCTCGGAAATGAGTTTTGAAGTGCCTAAAAAAGTTTATGACACTCGTACCAACAGTTGGATGGACAATCCTAATTATGATAATCTAAAGCCTGATATGCTTTTGTATCTCAATGATTCAACTGAGTATTTTAAATTTACAGGAGAAAGTTATTATGCAGATTATCTGTATAATTTAAAAGGCGGAGGTACACGAAAAGATTATGAGTTATCGTTTGATGTTAATACAGCAATTAACAATTTCAATATTAAAAACGAAACTATGCTTTTTGATATTGGCACTACATATGGTTACGAGTGGGTGTGGGGTGGCACTATTAATGATGGGGTATTTGAAGATTATTCAGAAAGCTTAGACTTGTACAAGCAAGGATGGTATACTTACCAGTATTTAGCCTGTAAAAGTTTTATACCTGTGCATAAAGGCGATGTCATTGCAACAAAATGTTTTAACGGTGACACTCTGCGGTACTCATTTAAAATTCATTACTATAAGGAAGCTAACGCAGATAGCTGGCTTAAATCTGATGATAATTATTATCATGAATCATCGAAACAACCATTCCGAAGATATGTAGATTTTACAGTAAAGGATAGCGATGGTAATATTGAAAACAATACTGATACTATTGACGAAGGGTATATCCGAATAAGTCTTGTATGTAGTCAAGCAACATATAGCGACAATACTTATCGTACATATATTCCCAATGCCTCTTGGGTGCAAATCTTTTCAAGAGAAAGATTGTGTACACACTTTGAAACAAATAAAAATAAAAACTATGGCATACGAAATGTATGGTGGGTTATTACTAACACAGAAGAAATAAATGATAACGGAAGTAATGCTGTGCTAAAAGTAACAGCCCAGTCTTATGAGATGACTTTATCAAAAAGAGCGTTTTCTTTATCAAACAGTACATTACCACTATTTGTGCCTGATCATATTAACGACCTTGTTACCAGTGATAATTGGTATTACGATTGTTATGGCAACACAAGACATAAACAAAAGTTTGTCCGAGGATTGCTGAATCAAATACTTGACTATCTTCCACAATGGAAAATAGGATATGTTTCTCAAGCCGTGTGTGTTAGGTATAGAACACTTGACGATGTTGATAATGCAAATGTTTATACTTTTTTAAATAATGATATCGCTTCGTCATACCAATGCTATTTCATTTTTGATTCAGAAAATATGACAATTAATATAATAGATGGAAACATAGAGACAGAAGAGCGGCGGTATTATAATACTGATGAAAAATATTTAGGCACTCATTCTAAGGCAATGTTAACATGGCAAAATGCAATCAAAAATACGAATGTTCACACAACTGATGATAGGTGCATTAGTGCATTAAGAGTGCATACATCTAACGATCAATACGGATTAGGGTTAATCAACCCTACGGGAAATAATATATTGTACAATTTTAGTAATATTGAAAATCAATTAGATTATGTGGCTGATGACACTAAAAATAGAACCTTAAAAGAAGCTCTTACGGTGTGGCAAACAAACATTGAAAAACAGTCTGTAAAATATGCTAATAACGGGGCATTATTGATTGAGTGCGATAAGAAGAAAATAGAGCAAGCTTCTAAAGTGTCAAAAGCTTTAACAACATACTTAACAGTCGCAGATACAATTAATACACATCTAATAGACAAATATGGGTTTAGTGACAAACCGCTCCCTAACTCTTCAAGTGGAGAGTTGCGTTATGCTTATCAAGTTCTTGTAGATGACCATGTGCGTATTCCGAGTGGAATGAGAAACCCACCATACGATTACATCAATTACGATTGCTATTACTCCAAATCTTTATATACAAAATTGCATTCGGCAGCAGAGACATATTGGAATACAAAAAATGATTATGATAACGCAGTAACCAAATATAACACATGTTATAACAAGATGCAAACAGTAGCTAAAAAGTTTACACTGAATTACAAAACGGCAATTCAGGCAAACAAAGACGGGATTGCAACAATCCTCTCCCCCGCTGAAATTTTAGAACTTCAAAATTACATTACTGAAGGAGATTGGACAAATGACAATGTTGTATTTAGTGATACCTATTCCGCTAATGATATTATAACAACATTGCAAGAAGTAATGGTTCAGGCTAAATCTGACCACGACAATTATCTCAGCAAGCAGTGCTATGAATTTGAGATTGAATCGGCGAACATATTGACGATTCCCGAAATGAAGGACAACATTGCAGATTTAACACTTGGTGCAGCACTATCTCTTGAAGTAAAAGACGGTGATTGGCAGTATCCTATTTTGCTTTCAATTCATATAAATTATGATGATGTATCAGATTTCAGTTTGACATTTAACACAAACTATTCCGCCAAGCCTCTCAAGAAGAGATTTATTGATTGTTTCAATACGATTTCACAAACAAGTGTTAGAAATACAACATTTAATTTTACAGAATAATAGGTGGTGATTATATGATTATTAGACATTTAAGCATTGACTGTGCTTATATTAATAAGGTTCTTGAACCAATCACACAAAGAGAACACGGTGTGACTGAGTTTGAAATTGAGGCTAAAAATCACGGTGCTGATATAGACCTTTCAGAATGTACGCTTGCCATCTATTATGGATTGAAACCAGATGAACACAAAGTAGGTGTTGAGTGCAGAGTAGATAAAGATAAAGGTCTGATTTATTTACCTTTGTATTTACAGATGACAACGGCTGAGGGTGTGTTAAAAGGCATTGTAGAATTACAGTTTCCTAAAGGTAATGTGAGATTTTCAGGCGTTAATTTTAAGGTTTCTTTCGCACCAGATGACACAAAGATTGAAAGTACTGATGATTTTAATGTTTTAGAAAACTTTATCTCTAAACCGACTACAGACGGTGTTGTCGGACAGGTATTGTCTATAGACAGTGACGGTAATACTATTTGGCGAACACTTAAAGAGTTTGACGGTGATTATGCACATTTGAGCAATAGACCTTTTATCAATGGTGTTGAACTTAATGGAGATAAGTCGCTTGAAGATTTGAATATCAAGCAAACCTATACTGCCGATGATATTCCGTTTGCAGATGGCGAAACTTTCCAACAGAAATTCAACAATGGTGAACTAAAAGGACAAGATGGTGTTTCGGGCGCTGACGGAATTACTCCGCATATTGGTGATAACGGTAATTGGTTCATTGGAGAAACAGATACAAATAAACCGTCACAAGGTACAAACGGTGTTGATGGTAAAACCCCAATTAAAGGTGTTGATTATTTTACTGCCGAAGATAAATCGGAACTTACAACCGAAGTTACCGAAAATCTAATTTCTGATTTAGATAACAGAAAAGATGTTGACTTGTTTATTTCAGATAGTTATGGAAATGTGCTTGCCACATTCAAAGATGGCGAATTTATAACAAAAGAATTTAGCACAGTTAAGAGTATTGGAAACAACATATGTGACACGTTAGAAGAATGTGACCTTGCTATATCTGATGTGCAGGGAAATGTTATATTTTGTATTGTTAATGGTAATATCATAACACCAAAATATAATGCCAAAAATCATTATAAAACTTTTTCTATATTAGGCGATTCATATTCAACATTCAAAGACTATACAGACCCCTTAAATAATACACAGTGGTATCCACCATCAGATAGTGCAACACAAGGTTCTGAAAATGATGTTGAAGACGTGGAAAATACGTGGTGGCATTTATTTGCAAATGATTATAAATCTTTGTTAATTCAAAATAACTCGTATTCAGGTTCATGTATTTCATATGATTCTTATGGAACGGGAACAGTAGATGGTAAAAATTTTAGTTTTGTAAAGAGATGTGAAAATTTAAAGAAAGCGGAACTTATCATCATTGAGGGTGGAACAAATGATGCCTGGTCGAATGTGTCTTTAGGTGAGTATAAGTATTCTAATTGGGTTGAAAGTGATTTTGAGACATTCAGACCAGCTTGCTCGTATGTTTTGGATTATATTAAAAGAAATAACATAGGTGCAAAAATTATATTTGTTCTAAATGACGGACTTAAATCAAGTATTACAGAGTCAATAAAAAATATTTGTAATTATTACAACGTTGATGTACTTGAGTTGTCAAATATTAAAAAAAGCAACAACCACCCTAACATAGAGGGCATGAAACAGATAAAAGAACAACTTATCAATTTTTTATTAAGGGGGTGACTTTAATGGGTAAAGTTTTAATTATAACTGGTGCGGATTTTAGCAAAAACAAAATTGAAAATATAAATGTAATTGGTGGAAAATCGATTGATATAACGGACATCAAAAAAAATACATACATCGCAGTGCAAAGTGGTAAAGCAATAGAAACTTCATTATCTGGATGGTCAACGTCAGGATTTATCAAGGTAGAAGATTATTTTACAAATATCAATGGATATTCCAATTTTTATGCCAATTCAGCTATAATTACTGGAATGATGTGCTTTTATGATGAAGATTATAATTTCCTTTCGTACAATAATGAAATGAAAAAAATAGACAAGGTAAAAGACGCTGTTACAAAAGGTTGGTTTAATTTTATAAAGCCGACAGGAACAAAGTATATTAAAATGTGCTGGCAAAGCGGTTCAGCCAATCCACTTGCAATAACTACACCGACTGTATATTTTCGCTAACTCAAGAGGGCGAAAAAATCAGGACACGGGTGCAGGGGATTTTTAAATGATTAATAGGAATGACAGTGAATTTGAAGAGTTTTAAAAGGAGGGTTTTAAAGCCAAATTATTCGTTATCATATACAAGTAATATTTCTATTTGTGAAAATACAATGTATATATTAACGAAGCGATAAGGAGGGAAATAATGAAAACCTACAATAAAATATATACAGTACACGCTTGGAAAGACAACAACAAGTTTTTTACTGTGACACAGGGCGAGGGCGGTATCAAATACCCTCGCCTTATGGTCGTGGATGATAAAGGAGCAATCGACTTAACTGGTTCGGCAGTTACATACACAATAACTCTCCCTCGTGGTTCTGAAGAAATTGTTGACGCAACAATTATAGATGCTAAACGAGGCGTTGTTGAATTTGAAGTTAAACCCTCTATGACTGTTTATGCAGGTGTGGGTGAAGGTGAACTTAATATCACCATTGATAACAAGGTTTTGAAAATTAGCGGTATTAATCTCACTATTAACAAGTCAACCAGTGGTCGTGTAATTGAAGCAAGTGAACAGTTTAGTGCATTATTAACCTTGATATCCAAATATTCTAACATTAATCCTGAAAACAAGGATTTGAAGATTTTGGAGAACTCTGATATTACGGACACGGCTAAGAATTATCCAAGCATTGCATATCTCCTAAATAATTTTTGGAGTAACAATAATTTGTCACTATTGAGTGCAACTGCGTATGGTGTTAGCAATTCAGGAGTAGTGACAAGCTTATCGAAAATACCGACAGCTTCGTTAAGTAAAAGATGTCTTTATTTTCCAGCAGGTACTTATAAGTGCAATGGTATTGCTTTGTCTAATATTGATGACTTGACCATTATTTGTGATAATGCTAATTTTGTATTTTACAATCAAGCTACTAATTCGACAGACGCTGCTGAAACGACTGTGCAAGGTTCGTTTTTTAAGTTCACTAATTGTAATAATTTAACAATTATCAGGGGTTGTTTCGATGGACAACACAAAGTGTCTCAGTGTATTACATTAGTTGGTTGTCAAAACAGTAATATCACAAATGCAACCATTAAAGGTGCAGGAAACAAAGCATCTTCATTTGCTGCTGGTATTAATTTAATTAGAGACTGTTCTCAGTTTAATATCAATAATGTTATTGTATCTGACATTAAGGCTGGTACTGTATCTGAGGATACATTTATCCACGCAGTCGGTATAGGAGTGTCAAGTGTTAATGGTGAGTTTAGTCAGCACGGATATATCAGCAATTCTCAAATTAGCAACATTAATGGATACAAAGTTGGCAACAAAGAGCCTGATGGAGATGGTATTTATTTAATTCAAAGACCTTCTGCTGACTGTAGTGGTGATAGTTATATTACTGTATCCAACTGCACAATTACTGACTGTGCAAAAAGAGGCATTAAAGTAAGTACAAGATATACCAACATTGACAATTGTTACATTGATATTGATGGTTGGGGTGCGGCAATTGAAGCACAATACGGTAAGATGACACTTAGAGACTCAACAATACACAATAAGTATGCAAGTTGTGTAACTCTTGATTGGGATAACGGCACTAATTATATTGACAACTGTAAACTTTATGGAGCAGATAAAACTGAAACATCTACGCATGGAGACAAATACACTGGCAATGGCATTGTGCTTAATCAGAGACTGTCTGTAACAGGTACATATTATACCAATGAACCGTGTAGTGTTATTGTACGACATTGCACAATTGAAAATGTGACAAGTCCGTTAAGATCAGGGTATGCAGCAGGATTGACTTATCAATATCAGTCTATCATTTTTGACGATTGTCAAATAGGACATTATCGTGGTGTATCTGCAATTATGTTTGATGCAAGTATGATTTCGGCAATTAATAAATTATCTTTATCTAATGTTAATTATAAGTATGGTACAACTGAAAACGAAGTACAAACTGCAAATAATCAATACTTTGGTTTGACGAATAGTGGTAATACTCTCGATATTGGTTCAACAACATATGTTAAGCCTAATCATATGCTGTACACCAATAATCTTACAGACGATTATAATAAATTGTTTAGAATGTACGACTTGTTAGATAGCGACTTTGGTGAACCAAAAGCTAATGTATCAGATGTGTTAGAGGATGCTCCAAATATTTTATCGTGTACTAATGGTACATACACAAGCAAAACCAATACTCACTTTAGTGTCGTAGCAACAGACAATACATTGAGTATTAAATGCGATACAGCATACACAAGTGGCAAGTCTTTCGTCTATGTTAAGCTTGATTCATTGGAATTGAAAGGCGGTACATATAATTTCTATATAGATAATATTACACCAGTTTCATCAGATGTGACAATTACTTTCGCAGATTCGTCTTATAACATAATTGATACATCTCTGGAGTTAGCGTTGAATAAGGCTTCCAAGTCATTGATTGTAGACGGTGTAACTAAACCTATTACATATTTACGAGTTAAGCTTGCAGCGAACAAAACAATTGATATGCAATGCACTGTATCTCTTGCTAATCGCAATAAAGTCTTAAAAGGCAATCTTGAGGCAAGAGTTGCAGCGCTTGAAAAAATAATACAAACAAAGGAGTAATAACCAATGTGGTGATTGAATGAGTAATGAAATAATTGAAATCATTAAGACTATTAGTGTATGCTTTGGTTGTGCTACTGCTATATTAACAGTGTTGACTGCTATCGTCACTCCTCTACGCCGTAAAATAATCGGTTGGGTGCGAAATACAAACAACACTAATGACACAATAGAGAAACTGAACAAAATTGAAGAAATGTTAGAGTCTCACATTTCTCTTGATACAGAGAAGTGGGATATGTCGGTTAAGTTGGCTGAAGCAGTGAAGGCAGGTTTGAGAAATAGTATCTTAGAGTTGTGTGACAAGTGCATTGCAAAAAATAGTATCACCTCGATACAAAAGCTCAATTTGATTGACCTGTATAAAGAGTATCACAATCTCGGAGGAGACACATATTGTACTGATAGATATAAACTGGCATTACATTTGCCAGAAAAGAATATTTAAGGAGTTGGTTATATGATTAACTGGACAGTAAGATTTAAAAATAAAACATTTTGGCTTGCAGTTATTCCTGCGGCACTTCTGTTTATTCAGGCAGTAGCTAAAGTATTTGGGTTTGAGCTTGATTTTGGTGAACTTGGCAACAACCTTACGGCGGTAGTGAATACCATATTTGCTTTGCTTGCAGTGCTTGGTGTTGTGGTCGATCCTACAACTAAGGGTACATCAGATAGTGAACAGGCTATGACTTATGGTGAGCCTAAGTAATTAAATACAATACATAAAATTAGCACTCATCTCTTAATTGAGGTGGGTGCTTTGTAATTTAAAACAGATGAAGGTGAGGAATAATTATGACAAATGCAAATTTTATTGAACTTGCAATATCAGAGGTACGCAGGTATGTTTTAAATCACTTAGATAAGTCAGATGGTACACCTGTTTTTGACATTTTTGTAGTGTGGTCATGTAAGACTTTGCAAAACCACAAATGCCTTATTAGCACAACATTACACGATGGTATGTACTACGAATGCACATACAATGGCGATAAAAACGAAATGTATCTTGACGCATACAAAAAGTTTGAAAAC